CGCATGAACACGGCCACTGTCAAGACCCTCACCGCCCTACTCGCCGCCACCACCGTCGCCGTCCTCGGCCACGCCATCTGGATCGACGCGACCCTCACCGGCTACCTCACCATCGGCGGGATCGTCTGCGCCGCCGGCGGCTGGCTCCTCGGCATCCACCGGTGGTGCCCCCAAGCCGGCTGCGGCCGCCTCATCCCCACCGCCCTCACCTCCGGCAACTCCGTCCGGTGGGCGCCGCCGCGGGTCGACCTCACGCCGACGCCGGAGGTCGACCAGGCCACGGCGTTGGGTCTGCCGGTCGACGACCGGTGGCTGACCGACAGGGACGCAGCATGAAGCTCATCCGTGACCTGATCGCCCGCCGCCGTCGCCGTGCCGCTGTCGAGCGTGCCCTGATCGGCCGGCTCGGGTCGCTCGTCGAGCCCCTGGACGACCGGCAGCTCCGCCGCCTCCTCGACCGGCACCCCACCACCCCACCCCGGGAGGTCCGCTGATGGCCACCGAACTCGTCCACCGCGCCGCCGGCCTCCCCGACGTCGGCGAGGCCGAACGGACCTGGAAGCTCGCGCAGAAGATCTGCACGACCGACATGGTCCCCACGTCGTTCCGCGGCAAGCCCGAACAGGTCCTCGCCGCCATGCTCGCCGGCCGTGAGGTCGGCCTGTCCCCCATGGAGGCCCTGCGCAGCTTCCACGTCATCGAGGGCAAGCCGTCGATGTCCGCCGAGCTGATGATGACCCTCGCGCTGCGGTCCGGCCACGACCTGTGGGTCTCCGAAGCGTCCCGCGAACGGGCCGTGGTCACTGCACGCCACCGCGACTGGCCCGAGGACCGCACCGTCCAGGTCGAGTTCACCATCGAGGACGCCGGCGACGCCGGGCTGACCGGCAAGGGCAACTGGAAGAAGTACGTTCGCGCGATGCTCCGGTCCCGTGCCGTGTCCGAGGCCGTCCGGCAGGTCTGCCCCGAGGTCTTGGTCGGAGCGACCTACACCGCCGAGGAGCTCGGCGCCCCGGTGACCGGCCCGACCGGCGTCCCGGATGGCCACGACCCCGACGCGTGGGTCGCCGACGCTGACGAGGACGTCCTCGAGCCGCTCGACGCCGACGTGGTCGACGCTGAGGTCGTCGACGACAACTCGGACGACCTTCCCGGCGTGGTCGACGCGGCCGCACAGCCTGACGACGACCCGGACGCACCGGCCGCCGACGGCCAGCAGGACGAGGAGACCGACCCGAAGGCGTGGCGCCAGATCGCCCGCGACAACGGCGTCACCCCCACCCACGTCCTCGCGCACCTCGTCAAGACGTGGCCGTCGAACAACCAGTCCGCCCGACCGAACAACCTCGCCGGCGTCGACGCCCTGTTCGCCGGCTCGCTCGACGGCGCGGACCTCGTCGGCGACGCGATCCGTGCCGCCCGCGAGTCGAAGGAGCAGGCATGACCGCTCCTGTGATCCTCGGGGTCGACCCGGGCGCCCGCACCGTCGGCGCGGTCCTGCGCAGCGGCGCCGAGCTGCTCGGCCACACCGCGCTGGTGCGCGACAACCCGCTCGGACCGATCGAGTCGTGGATCGACGACGTCCTCGCCAACCTCCACGACCTCACGAACGGCGTGAACCGCGTCGACGTGGTCGCGATCGAGGGCGTCAACGCCCCGTCGCCGCACATGGGCATGATCAACGTCGCCCCCACCCTCGAGACCGCCCTCGTCGCCGGCGCCGTCGCCGGCTGGGCACTCACCGACCATGTACCCACGTTCGTGGTGCCGCCTGACCGGTTCGGCGCACCCGTCGAAGGCCTCACCGGCCCAACCGCCCGCCAGGCGCTGCTGCAGCGCTACCCCGCTGCCCTGGTCGGCCCCCGCGAGACCACCGGATCCGGCAAGGGCCCACTCCAACACGTCCGCGCCGCCTTCGACGTGGCCGGAGCAGCGGGGCTGCTGCTGCGGATGCGGGGTGCCGCGTGACCCGCATTGCCTGCTCGACCGACGGCTGCGACCACGTCGCGGAGTGGCACGTCCGCGTGACCTGCGACCGGGCCCCACGGCTCGACGAGGTCGCCCTGTGCAGCTACTGCCTGCGTGGCGTACGCGACGCCAGCAGCCGCTGGTCGTGCGTCGCCCACGGCGACCGGATCCTCGTCCAGGGCGTCCACCAGCTCGCCACACCCGAGTGCGCCCACCCCGACGCGACCTGGCACGACCACTGCTGCGTGATCCCCACCACCTCCCTGACCGTCCGTGACCGCCAGGAGGCCGCAGCATGACCCGCGGACCTGCCAGGCCGACCACGGCCGACCCCTGCACTGCCGACGACTGCGACCGGCAGGTCGTAGCCCGCGGCTGGTGCGGGCTGCACTACCAGCGGTGGCAGCGGACCGGCGACCCCCACCGGGTCCTCGACCGTCCCGAGTGGGCCCGCCGCAGCGACTCCACCGGCGCCCACGGCACCCGACACCGCTACCTGAACGGCTGCCGGTGCCTGCCCTGCGCCGTCGAGGAGTCGCGCTACCAGCGCGCCTGGACGGCAGGCAAGCGCCGCCGGGTGCCCGCGGCCGACGTCGTCGCACACCTCGACCGGCTCACAGCAGCAGGCTGGACCGACGCCTCCCTGACACGCGAGCTCGGCCTGGGCAACTCGACCCTCTGGTCGATCCGGAACGTCAACGCCACCGTCAACAGCCGCACCGCCGCCGCGATCCTGTCACTCGACCCGCCCGTGGATCTCCGCACGGTCACGCTCGACGCCGGCCCGCTCGTCGCAGCGATCGACGGAGCTGCACGCCGCCGCAACATCGGCCTCATCGAGCTGCTGCCCGACAGGGACCGGACGGCCTACTACCGGATGCGGCAGACCGGCAAGGTCACCGCCGACCTCGCCGACCGGATCGCGACCACCGCCCTCGGCATGCAGCTCGAGCTGATCTACGGCCCCGACTGGGACCACCACCAGGAGGCCGCCTGATGCCTTGGTTCAAGGTCGACGACAAGCTCCACAGCCACGTCAAGGTCGCCGAGGCCGGCGACGCCATGGCGCTGTGGGTCGTGGCCGGGTCCTGGTGCTCGGACCAGCTCACCGACGGGTTCGTCCCGGCGTTCATGGTCGAGCGGCTGATGCCCGGCGGTCAGGACATGGCCCGTCGGCTGACCGAGGTCGGTCTGTGGTGCGAGGACGAGCAGGACGGCCGGAAGGGCTGGCGGTTCCACGCGTGGGACGAGTTCCAGCCCACCGCCGAGCAGGTCGAGGAGAAGCGTGAGGCCGGCCGCGAACGGCAGGAACGCAGCCGTCGCCACCGGGCCGGTGACCACTCGATGTGCCTCCCGGAGCACTGTGACCGCGCACGAACGGGACCATCACGCACGCCTGACGACGTCGCTGGCGCGTCTGTCACGCGTGACAGACAGCGACCCGACCCGACCCGACCCGACCCGACCACTAGAACACCCACTGTCGCCGCCTCCGGCGACGACGGCCCGCCCGACGGCGACTTCGACACGTTCTGGGCCACCTACCCCAGAGGCCCCGCCGGCAAGCCAGGCGGCGACGGACCCAAGAAGCCCACCCGGACCAGCTGGCGTCGCATGACCGCCGACCAGCGCACCGCCGCGCTCGACGCGGTCGGCCACTACGCCGCCCACGTCGCCAGCGCCGACGGGCCACGGGCAGCCCACGCGGCCACCTGGCTCAATCAGGAACGCTGGGAGCAGTGGTCCACCCCTGCCCGCGCGTCGCCGGACGGCCCCGCACCCCCCGACCCGACGAAGGCAGCAGCCGACCGGGCCCGGAACCTCGCAGCGCAGCCCTGGAACGTCGTCGCCGACCTCCTCGCCTCCGCAGGGCACACGGACGACCAGATCGCGACCGCACGCCACGCCTGGACCGACGCCCAACAGGAGGCTGCAGCATGACCTCTGTCACACCCCCCCGGCATGGTGCACGTCCGGTCACGACCGGCGCGGCGCCAACCCCACACCGGGAGACGACTGCCGTGACCGACCTGACCGACCGCCACACCGCCATGCTCGAATTCGAGGCCCGCTGGTGGCAGTGGACCGGAGCCAAGGCCCAGGTCGTCGCCGACCAGTTCGACGTCGACCTGGACGCCTACCACGACGAGCTCGACGAGCTCCTCGCCCTCGACGCCGCCCTCGCGCACGACGCGCTGCTCGTCGCCCGCCTGCGCCGCCAGGCCGCCCAGCGCGCCCGACAGGGACCCACACGGCCCAGCCACCGCCCCACGCCCCGCAGCGGCCCCCTCTACGGCCGCAACGACGGAGGTGCCCGGTGACCCAGCGTCAGCCCCTCGACCCGCACACCTGGGCCTCACACGTCCACCACGACCTCCAGCAGCTCCGCGCCGCCGTCCTGTCGACGTCTGCCACCGCCAAGCCCGGGCCGTGCCCCGGCTGCGACGTCGACCCGACCGACGTCCCATGACCGGCCCCCACAGGTACGCCACACCCGCACCCGACCTCGAACCAGACCCCAACTGGACCGACCGTGCCGCCTGCGCCGACCCCCGCCACAACCCCGACTGGTGGTTCCCCGTCGGCGCCACCACCACCATCCCCACCGCCGTCCACGCCCTCGCGATCTGCCGCCGCTGCCCCGTCGTCGAACACTGCCTCGCCCACGCACTCACCGAAGGAATCCGAGACGGCATCTGGGGCGCCACCACCGAACACACCCGCCGGCGGCTCCACCGCCACACCCGCCACACCCGGAACGCAGCGTGAGGAACACCACGATGGACGACACCTGGCACGCCACCACCCACGCCCACCTCACCCTCCTCCGCACCGGCCTCCTCGACCTCATCGACTGCGGCCCCACCCCAGACCCAGAACCCGTCCTCCGACGCCCAGCACCCCCAGAACAAGCCGCAACCGAACACGCCACACCACGGCCGCCCCCCACCACCATCCGCACCGGCCAACCCGCAGACCCCGTCCACCGCCACATCACCGCCCGCGAAACCGCCATCCAACACGCCCTCCACCAGCTCGACACCCTCACCCACGACATCGCCGTCGCCGTCGCCGACACCCACCGCTGCACCCCCATCGACCAACACGGCAACCTTTGGCCCCCACCGGCAGCGCTCCCCACCCGCCGCACCGGCACAGGCCACCCCACCGCCACCACCGGCCTCCCCACCGCACGACGGACCGTCCTCGAACGGTGCAACTGGACCGCAGCAGCCATCGACGCACTCAACGACGCCCGACAAGCCACCCCACCACACGTCGACACCACCCTGATCGACATCCGCCTACACCACGTCGCCGCACGCATCCGCCACCACGCCGACCGCCACCGACGCGCCACCCAAGACCGACGGCCACCCACCACCCGCTGCGTCAACCCCCACGGCCACGCACCCCACCCCCACGACGGCACCGACGGACCCATCTGCGCCACCTGCCTCCGTCCAGCCTGCGCCGACCCCATCCCCGGCCGCCTCTGCCGCCGCCGTCTCAACCCCGTCGACGTCGGCCGAGGCCGCACCACCTGCGGCGCCTGCCGTGTCGCACTCCACCGCCGACAGGCCACCACGTCCTAGATCCAGCACACCCACGCCACGTGGGTTACAGTTGGTGCCGGAAGACGTATGCCCGCACACCACAGTGCGGGCATCCTGCGTTTCAGCGAGACGTCGCCAAGTCGACCAGCCGCCACTGCTCGCCGCTCACCGCCTCGACCTCGCAGTCGTATCCCACCGTCGCCCCGTCGACATCGACGAACGTCGACGACACCCGCCACGACACGTCCGGCGGCTGGGTCTCGTTGTCCTCCGACACCACCTCGGCCTCCTCCACGGTTTCATCCGGGGGAGGGTCAACCACAGCAGCCGCCACCGCGACGACCAGAGCCACACCCCAGACCCACCGACGCTTCCACCACGGCAATCCGGACGAACCGTCGCTGCTGCTGCTGAACGCCACCACGTGCTCCCCGGCCGGTCGCATCACGGTAGGCAGCCCCACCGGCACACGCCCAAGAACGGCCAACCGATGCCACGCACAGGCACAACCGGCACACGCGGCTACGACCACCACCACCGCCAGCTCCGCCGCCAGCTCGAGCCTGAAGCGCACGGACGTCCGTGCCACTTCTGCCACCAGCTGATGCTTCCAGGACAGAAGCTCGACCTCGATCACACTGTCGATCGAACGTCCTATCGCGGCATCGCACACGCGTCGTGCAACCGCCGCGACGGGGGCCGCCGGGGGGCCGCCGCCACCAACCGCAAGCGCCGCAAGCCAGCCGATCCCGGCCCTTCGCGCCAGTGGTGACCGCACCCGGCAGGCGGGGGGCACCCTCTCGACGGGCCGACGACCCTAAGCGTCACTCCCGCGCCGTTGTTCTTCCTCTCCCCGACGCCTTGTGAACCGCAGGAGACGCCGTGGAGCATCCGTGCCCGGCCCCCGGCTGCGGGATGGTCGCCAAGACACGCGGCGGGCTCTCGTCGCATCTGCGGCACCGCCACGACGGGCAGACGTTCGAGACGCAGGCTGCCGAGTCGCAGGTCGTGGCGACCCGCCGCCAGATCCCGCCTGACGCACCGTCGGCGCTCGTGGCTGCGGCGATGCATCTGGCGTTGGCGATCGACCTGACCGACTCGCCACGCGACCTCGCCCAACTGGTCCGCGAACTGCGTGCGACGCTGGCCGACATCGCCGCAGCGACGGCCTCTGACGACGTCGAGGAGGCTGACAGTGTCGACGATCTCGCCGCCCGCCGTCGCCGTCGGCAGGCAGACCCCGACATGGTCGGTCGCGCCTGACGCGCCGACGTCTGCCGGGGACGAAGCGATCGACCTTGCTGCCACGGCCGGTCTGCTCCTCGACCCGTGGCAGCAGCTGGTGCTCAGGAAGGCGCTCGGTGAGACGGTCGAGGGCCGGTGGGCTGCGAAGGACGTCGGTCTGCTCGTCGCCCGACAGAACGGCAAGGGTGCGATCCTCGAGGCGCGTGAGCTCGCGGGGCTGTTCCTGTTCGGCGACCGGCTGATCATCCACTCGGCGCACCTGTTCGAGACGTCGATGGGACACTTCGACCGGCTGCTGTCGCTGATCGAGGGGACGCCCGAGTTCGACCGTCGCGTGAAGCGCGTGTCGCGGTCTCACGGTGACGAGTCGATCTCGTTGCGGTCGGGCGAGAAAATCAAGTTCAAGACCCGTACGAAGGGTGGCGGACGTGGCCTGTCTGGCGACCTGGTCGTGCTTGACGAGGCGATGGAGCTTCCCACGGCGGTCATGTCGGCACTCCGGCCGGTGATGCGCGCGAGGCCGAACCCGCAGCTGTGGATGGTCGGGTCGGCGGTGGATCAGACGATCCATGCGCACGGTGTCGAGTTCGCCCGGGCCCGCTCAGCCGCGAAGACGGGGACCGACGAGACGGCCGCTTGGTTCGAGTGGACGGCCGACGAAGCCGAGTACGCCCGCGACCCCGACGCGGTGGCGGACGACCCGGAACAGTGGGTCAAGTCCACGCCGGGGCTCGGGTTCCGCATCGAGGTCGAGACGATGGCCGGCGAGCGTGTGAAGATGGACCGGCGTGGGTTCGCGACCGAGCTGCTGTCAGTCGGTGACTGGCCGTCGGTCGATGACGACGGTGACGAGGACCGGTTCCAGGCGTGCTGGCCCGATCTGGCATCGCCGACTGCGACGATCGCAGACGGTTCGCCGCTTGTGTTCGCGTTCGATGTCTCACCGGACCGCGAGTGGGCCACCGTCGCGGTGGCCGGCTGGTCGGACGGTGGCGCCCCGCACGTTGAGGTCACCGGCGACAGGTCCGGGTACGACCGGCGGCCCGGCACACGGTGGGTTGTGGACCGTCTGCTGCAGCTTGCCGAGTCGAGACGTCCCGTCGCGGTCGTCCTGGACGAGCGTTCTCCCGCAGCGTCGCTGCTGGACGAGTTGGAGCGCGCCGGCCTGCAGGTGGCAGACGATCGCGGTCCGACCCCGAACCGGCTGCTGGTGTCCACCACGACGAGGCAGATGGTGGCGGCGTGCGGGCAGATGTTCGACGCGGTCGTGTCGGGCGAGCTCGAGCACCGCGGCCAGGCGATCGCTGACGACGCGGTCTCGACCGCGTCGCGCCGGACGCTCGCTGGGGCGTGGGCGTGGCAGCGCAAGGCAGGCGGCGACATCACCCCGCTTGTCGCCGAGACGCTCGCGCTGTGGGGTCTGCAGCAGTTCGGGCACGACGACCGTGACACCGACCCCGGCCCGTTCTCGTTCGTGACGTGAGGAGACCAACCATGCGGACCGACCTGTTCTCCGCTGCGGTGTCGCTGATCGCGTTCGCGCTGATCGTTGCCGGAGTGGCCCGCTGGTCGACCGGCGGCGCCCTGATCGCCGGCGGTGTTCTGCTGTTCGCCTGGTCGGGCATGTTTGACATCGCGGTCCAGCGTGACGACGACCAGACGTGAGGATCTCCGCACGGCGAAGGCCGATCAACCTCACCCTGTCTTCGATCGGGCAGGACTTCCGTCAGCCCGACATGTGGTCGGTCCCTCAGATCCTCGGATCAGCCCCGGTCGGTCCTCGTGAGCGGATCGGTGAGGACTTCGACGACCTGGTGCGACGTGCCTACAAGGGCAACGGGGTCGTGTTCACCACGATGCTGATCCGTCAGGCGATCCTCGGGGAGGCACGGTTCCAGTTCCAGCGTCTGGAGAACGGCCGTCCCGGCGACCTGTTCGGTGACCCGTCGCTGCTGCTGCTCGAGAAGCCGTGGACCGGTGCGACAACGGGCGAGCTGATCGCCCGGATGGACCAGGACGGATCGCTTGCCGGCAACTTCTTTGCGACCGTGCGGGAAGGTGGCCCCGCAGGCCGCCGCCTCCGTCGGCTCCGTCCCGACTGGGTCACAATCGTCACTTCGTACCCGGATGGCACGTCCCCGTGGCATGTCGACGCGGAGCCTGTCGGGATCGTCTACCAGCCGCCCGGGGTCGAGCCGACGATCATCCCGGCCGCCGAGGTCATCCATTGGTCGCCGATCCCAGACCCGACCGCGCAGTGGCGTGGCATGTCGTGGATCACGGCGATCCTTCGTGAGGTCGACGCCGACAACGCCACCTCGAGACACAAGCTGAAGTTCTTCGAGAACGGAGCGACCGGCGGGCAGGTCGTGACCTACGACGCGTCTGTGGCGCCGGACAAGGTCAAGGCTCACGCCGAGCTGTTCGCCGAGCACCACCGCGGCTGGGAACGGGCCTACGAGACGATCCATCTCGGCGGAGGTGCGGACCTCAAGACGGTCGCGGCAGACCTCAAGCAGCTCGACTTCAAGGTCACCCAAGGTGCAGGGGAGTCGCGCATCGCCGCGGCGTCGCTCGTCGGTGCAGTGCTGGCCATGTTCTCTGAGGGGATGGCCGGCTCGGCGTTGAACGCTGGCAACTTCAACGCCGCCAAGCGACGGTTCGCCGACGTCGGAGCACGTCCGCTGTGGCGCTCGATGGCCGCCGCACTCGCCCCTGCGGTCGACGTCCCTGACGGCGCGCGGCTCTGGTACGACGACCGCGACATCCCGTTCCTCCAGGACGACGCCCGCGACGCCGCGGACATCCTCAACGTCAACGCGCAGGCCATCGCCGCGCTCGCACGGGACGGTTTCGAGCCGGACTCTGCTGTGGCCGCGATCACCTCGGGAGACCTCCGGCTGCTCGAGCACACCGGCCGACCTTCCGTCCAAGTCCAGCAGGAGTGACCATGGACCTCAAGACGCTCCACGCCAGCCTTCGTGCCCGGCTCCCAGACGTGATCGGGGACCTGCGTGCGCTGACGGCCGAGCATGCCCCGAACGTCGCCCGTGAGGCCGGCTACACGCTCCGCAACGTCGACGACGACACGGCGGTGCTGCGGATCTACGACGAGATCTGGTGGCTCGGTGTCAACGCCGAGTCGGTCGCACGCGACCTCGACGAGGTCGACCGGCCAAACATCCGAGTGGAGATCAACAGCCCCGGCGGGGACGTGTTCGACGGCATCGCGATCTACAACGCGCTGCTCGCTCACCCGGCCGAGGTGACGACCCGGATCGACGGTGTCGCCGCGTCGATCGCGTCGGTGATCGCACAGGCCGGCGACGTCCGCCAGATCGCTCAGGCCGGCCAGATGATGATCCACAACGCGTGGGGCGTCACGATCGGCGACTCGCGTGAGCACGAGGCCATGGGCGCGCTGCTCGATCAGCAGGATCAGGTCATCGCCGGGATCTACGCGTCGGCGTCGGGCTCCGACGCCGACGGGTTCCGGCAGATGATGGCAGCCGAGACGTGGCTGACCGCGCAGCAGACTCTCGACGAGGGCCTCGTCGACGAGATCGTCGACCTGCGCATTAACGAAACTTCAGCGTCTGCCACCAGGCGGACGTTGAACGACGAGCTCGACACGGCCATGGGAGTGGTCGCGTCGGTGCTCGACAGCGCGGAACGGGTGGCCGCCCTTCGTGCTGACGTCGGCAAGTCCCTGTCTGTGGTCAACGTCACGAGCCTGGACGGGCTCCGAGACAGCGTCACACGGCTGAACGGGCTGCTGGCACTCAGCAACGACCAGGACGGCCACGGCGACGTCGTGGCCAACGAATACGCGCGCTTCGTCGCGCTCACACAGGAGATTCACGCATGACCACGTTCCCAGCACTCAAGGACGCCGAGGGCAAGCTGAAGGCCAAGCAGGACGAGCTGGCCTCCATCTTCGCCGAGGCGCAGTCCGGTCCCGACGGGACCATCGACCTCGCGAAGGTCGAGCGGTTCGCCGGCGACACCTCCGCAGCCGCCGAGACGATCCGCCACCTCAACGACGAGCTCACCGACCTCGGCGTCAAGGCCGAGCAGCTCCGTGCCGTCAAGGCCTCCGCTGACCTCGTCTCGGTCGACCCGACCGGTAGGGGCGGCGAGCCCGGCGCCGCGTCGGGCTCTGCCCGCGCCAAGTCCCTCGGTGAGGCGTTCATCAGCTCGTCCGCGTACACCGACCGGGCCGGCTCGAACGGCCCAGAGGCACACCTCGACATCGACCTGCGTGACGCGCTCCGCGGCCCGCGCAACACCCTGATGGAGACCTCCGCAGGTTGGGCGCCCGAGACCACCCGGTCCGGGCTGGTCGTCCCCGACGCGCAGCGTCCGGTGCAGGTCACCGACCTGATCCCGATGATCCCGTGGGGCCAGAACGCCTACGTCTACATGGAGGAGACGACCTTCACCAACAACGCGGCCGAGGCTGCGGAGGGCACCGCCTACGGCGAGGCTGCGCTGGTGCTGACCGAGCGCAACAGCCCGGTCCGCAAGCCGTCCGTGTGGCTGCCCGTCACCGACGAGCAGCTCGAGGACGTCCCGGGTGCACGCGAGTACGTCGAGATGCGGCTCAGCTTCATGCTCCGTCAGCGTCTCGACGCTCAGATCCTCGTCGGCTCCGGCACCGCGCCGAACCTCGAGGGCGTCAACAACGTCACCGGGATCCAGACGCAGGCCAAGGGCACCGACCCGACCCCGGACGCGGTCTACAAGGCCATGACGAAGGTCAAGGTCACCGGACGCGCGATGCCGTCGGCGGTGGTGTTCCACCCCAACGACTGGCAGGACGTCCGTCTGCTGCGCACGGCCGACGGGATCTACATCTGGGGTTCGCCGTCCGAGGCGGGCCCGGCCCGCATCTGGGGCCTCCAGGTCGTCGAGTCCGACGCACAGACCGAGAACACTGCGGTCGTGGGCGACTGGACGAACTACGCGCTGCTCGCCGTCCGGCGCGGCATCGACGTGCAGGTCACCAACAGCCACGCGTCGGACTTCATCAACGGCAAGCAGGCCATCCGGGCCGACATGCGCGCCGCGCTGGTGTTCACCCGTCCGTCCGCGTTCGCGACGGTCACGGGCGTCTGACCTCCGCCCGCTCCGGCGGGCATCACTTCGGCGGCCCCGGGAGACCGGGGCCGCCGAACCACACGACGAGGAGCAGCAACATGGCAGTCATCGAGGGAGGCAACGTCATCACCGGCGGTGTCGTGATGGAGACGACCGGACCCCGGACCTACACCGGGACCGGGGCACCCGTCGGCGGCACGACCTACGACGGCTCGATCGTGGCGGGAGACCTCTACGTCGACGTGGCCAACGACAACGTGCACGAGTTCACCGACGTGGACACGTTCACCCGAATCGACACGGTCTGATGGCGAAGATCATCACAGACCGCCGGGTCTACCTGGACGCCGACGGCGCCCTGGTCGAGCACGGCGACCCGACAGCAGCCGTGCTGTGGTCCTCGGCCGGCCGCGAGGTCGACGCCGAAGCAGCCGACCAGGTCGGCTACGAGCCGTCCACACAGACCACCACCACCGACGACGCCCCGGAACCCGACGACCCGGGCAGCTGCCCGGTCAACGGGTGTGACTACTCGGGCACCGCGCGTGGTCTGGCGATCCACACCGGCGCAGCCCACAAGGGCAGCTGACGTGGCGACCCTCGACCTCATCACGCTCGCCGAGGGTCGCGACGCGATCAACGTCCCGCAGGAACCCACCGCCACCGACGCCGAAGCAGCCCGGTTCATAACCGCAGTGTCTCTGCGCATCGACGACATCTGCGGACCCGTCGTGCGCCGCGCCGTGACCGGCGAGCAGCACGACGGTGGCCGCCACCAGATCGCCCTGCACGTCCCGTACGCAACGTCAGCCAGCTCGGTCGTTGAGTACGACCACACCACCGCGACGACGCTCACAGCCGAGACGAACGCCATCAAGCCGGCCGACGGCTACCTGCTCGACCCGGTCGGCCGATACGGCGAACTGGTGTGGCTCCGGCGACGTTGCGGAAGCATCGACGGCCGGTTCCCGCACGGCCGCCGCAACGTCGAGGTGTCCTACGTCGCAGGGCGGGCGGCGGACACGACGTCGGTCCCGGTCGACTTCAAGGTCGCGGCAGGCAGCATCCTGCGGCGGCTCTGGCAGCGAGACCAGGGCGCGTGGGCGCGTGCACAGGACCCGTTCGACACTGGCGGCGCCATGCTCGGGTTCTACAAGGCCGTCGACCCGATGGTCCACGAGTTCCTCGGCGACCACATCCGCACGCCAGCGGTCGCCTGACATGGTCGCCCTGACCTCGACCATCCCGGCCGTCAAGATCGCCCTGGTCGCCCTGCTCCGCGCCGAACTGGACCTTCCCGTCGACTACGCGTGGCCCGGACCTGCGGCCGCGCCTGAGGCGGTGTTCCTCGGCCGTCATCCGCAGCTCGACGACATCCGCATCGACGGGGACTCGACGATCCCGACGATGAAGGCCGGCCGCAAGCAGCGCGCCGAGGACTACGCCGTGCCGGTGACCTGCTGGACGTTCCGGCCCGAGCTGACCGCAGCAGACGCCCAGACCTGCGAGGTCCGAGCGTTCACGATCGCCGCCGCCGTCGAGAACGTGCTGGCGGACGACCCCAAGCTCGGCGTCGACGGGCTCGTCGCGGCACAGGTCAACGACCTCACCTCGACCCTGTTCCCGTTCGAGCGCGGGTGGGCATGCGAACTCGTCCTTGACGTCCGTGTCCAGGCACGCCTCCAGTGACCGGAGCCCCCATGACCAAGAAGATCCGCAACGTGTCGCCGTCCGAGCGGCAGATCGCCGCGACAGGCGACGTCGTGCCGGCCGGCGGCACCGTCGAGGTGCCCGCCGACCTCGCGAAGTCACTGACGGCACAGACCGACGTGTGGGCGACCGTCCGCACCACCAAGACCAAGCAGGAGGACTGACATGGTCGCCCCCGCAGGCATCTCCGCACAGCTCGGGTTCAAGTCCGAGACGACCTCCGGGACCGGTGTCACACCGGACCTGTTCCACCCCGGGTTCCTGTCCGAGTCGATCAAGCAGGAGATCGCCCGGATCGAGTCCGGCGGTCTCCGCGCAGGCCGCCGCACCACCCACCAGTGGAAGTCCGGCGGGACGACCATCGGCGGCCCGGTGTCCCTCGAGCTGTGGGACGAGCCCCTCGCGACGCTGCTGACCCACATGTTCGGGTCGGTCGTCACGTCAGGTGCGGGCCCCCCGTACACCCACACTGCGACGATGGGCGACCTCACCGGGAAGTCGTTCACCGTCCAGGTCGGCCGGCCCGACATCGCCGGGACTGTCCAGCCGTTCACCTACGCCGGCTGCAAGCTGCCGTCGTGGTCGCTGGCGTGCGCCGTCGGGGAGATCGCCAAGCTCAACCTGGAAGTGTCTGCACAGACCGAGACGACCGGGACGGCGCTCGCGTCGGCGTCCTACCCGTCGTCCTCCCCGTTCGTGTTCGTCGAGGGGTCGGTGTCGATCGCCGGGTCCGAGATCGCGGTGGTCGAGTCGCTGCAGCTCGACGTGAGCAACGCGCTGAAGGTCGACCGGCACCGCATCGGTGGCTCGTCGGTGGCCCAGCAGCTCGAGTCCGGGATGCGCGAGGCCACCGGCAGCTTCTCTGCCGACTTCGAAGACCTCACCGCCTACAACCGCTACCTGGCCGGGACCGAGGTCGCCGTCGTGATGGCGTTCAACAACGGCACCGACTCGCTGACGATCACGACGAACAGCCGGTTCGACGGCGAGACCCCTGAGGTGGCCGGACCTGAGCAGCTGATGCAGCCGCTGCCGTTCAAGTGCCTCGGCGGCGTCGACGACGCTGCTGCACTCACCGCCGTGCTGGTGAACGGCGAAGAGTTCGCCACGTGAGGATCGAGGTCGACGGGCTCAAGGACTTCAACCGGCTCACCCGAAAGGCTGTGGACCGGGACCTCCCCAAGCGTCTCGGGCAGGCCAACAAGTCCGTCGGCCAGTACATCATCGCCCGTCTCCCGCAGGGAGACCCCCGTGCGGTCGGCGCAGGCGGCGGCTCCACCGTCCGCCCGTCGGCGACCAAGCGTGAGGTGCTGCTGCGTGCCGGCGGGAACCACCGTGCCGGGCAGGACGTCGCCCCGGCGCTGCTGCCGTGGGGACGCCGCCTCGTGGGCAGCTTCAAGGGCGCGCCACGACGTCCGCACATCATGGGCACGGTCCGCGACAACCGTGCCGACATCGAGCGGACCTACATGGCCGCCATCCGCAAGGCGATGGCCGGCGACGGCCCGTTCCTCTGACCGACAGGACACCCATGCCCACCGACCCTCCCGCGCTCGCCCTGACCGTCGACGGCGTCGAGACGATCGTGAGGTTCCAGGACTTCACCGCACTCGAGGCCCGCGACTTCCGCCGCGAGATGGGTGTCGGACTGATCTCGGCGTTCACCGACAGCCCGGACCTTGACACCCTCGCCGGTGTGCTGTGGCTGAAGCGCCGCCAGACCGACCCGAAGGTCACGTTCGAGACGGTCGCAGGTGGCCTGACCTACCTGAACTTCGACGCCGACTTTGCGTCCACCACGGCCGACCCGGCCGGCGAGGTGGCAGACCCGGAAGCCTGAGGCGGGCGCTGCACGAGCAGCTACCCGCCTTCGCACACCTGTTCGGGATCGCCCCGTGGGACGTCGACCGTCTCACGTTCCGTGAGGCCAGCACGTTCCAGACGTGGATCGCCACGAACATGACCGGAGGTGAGTGATGGCGAAGGGCACCCTCACCGTCCGTGTCCTGGGCGACACCAAGCCGCTCGCCGACTCGGTCGGCAACGTCGGCAAGAAGCTCGGCAAGTTCGCTGCCATCGGCACAGCAGCGTTCGCCGCAGCCGGCGCAGCCGCCGTCGGCGGCGCGTTCAAGGTCGCGGCGTTCGGCGACGAGATCGCCAAGACGTCCCAGAAGGCCGGGCTGGGTGTCGAGCAGATGCAGGAACTCCGGTTCGCGTTCGGGCAGGGCGGTGTCGACGCGACGAAGTTCGACACTGCCGTCCAGAAGTTCAACAAGAACCTCGGTGAGGCGGCAACGACCGGCGGCGCGTCGGCCGACGCGTTCAAGACGCTGGGCGTCTCGTTGAAGGACGGCAGCGGCAACATCCGCGACACCGGTGCCGTGCTTGACGAGGTCCTCCCGAAGCTCGCAGGGATCGAGTCCGACGCTGAACGCGCCGCGTTGGCCGGGGACCTGCTCGGCATGCGTGCCGGGCCCGAACTTGCTGCTGCGCTCGCCGACGGTGGTGCCGGGATAGACGCTGCCCGTGAGAAGGCGCAGGAGCTCGGGATCGTCATGTCCGAGGACGCTGCGGCGGCTGCGGAGGTGTTCACCGACCAGTGGGACGACATCACCCAGTCGGCGGGTGCGCTGCTCCGCCAGGGGCTCACCCCGGTCATGGAGTTCCTGTCTTCGACGGTGTTCCCGGCGTTGCAGGACGGCATCGGCCTGCTGGGTCGGTTGAAGGACACGTTCGACGAGGCAGGCGGCGGCGTCGCCGGGCTCAAGGAGATCTTCGGGACCCTCGCAGACGGTTCCGGCGAGATGTTCGCCGGAATCCTGACGGCTGCCCAGACCGCCATCGCGAGTGTGGTGACGTGGCTGGCCGAGGGCGGTTTCACGACGATCTTCCAGGCCATCATCGACGCGCGGGAGCGGATGCTCGAAGCCGCGTTGGTGCTGTTCCCGGCGCTGCTCGACGCTGCCGTCCAGTTCCTCCCGCAGCTGGTCGAGTGGATCGCCGGGACGATGATCCCGCAGGTCCTCGACTTCATCGTGACTGCTGTCCCGCAGATGCTTGAGTCCGGACTGCAGCTGTTCACCAGCCTGATCGACGCGGTCGTGGAAGTGCTGCCGACGCTTGTGGGGACGCTGGTCGGTGACGTCCTCCCCACGGTCCTACAGACCATCCTCGGGATGATCCCGCAGCTGCTCGACGCTGCAGTCGTCGCGTTCACCACCCTCGTCGACGCGGTCGTCGACATCCTCCCGACCCTGCTCGACACGCTCCTCGGCGACGTCCTGCCTGCCGTGCTCGGGACGGTGCTGGACATGATCCCGCAGCTGCTCGACGCGGCCATCACGACGTTCCTCGCGATCGTCGACGCAGTCATCGAGGTCCTCCCCACCATCATCGACGTGCTCGTCGGCACGGTCCTGCCTGCCGTCATCGCCACGCTGCTCGAGATGATCCCGGTGCTGCTCGACGCAGGCATCCAGGTGTTCACCGCGCTTGTCGACGCGCTCCCGGAGGTCCTGCCCGAGCTCATCGGTGTGGTGCTGACAGACCTGGTCCCGGCGGTCGTCGACGCCGTCATGCAGCTGGTACCGGCGCTTTACACCGCCGGCCGCGAGATCATCGCGGGGCTGATCCGAGGGATCGGGTCGATGATCGGCTCCGTCGGCGACGCCATCGGGGCGGTTGCTGGCAGGATTCGAGACGCCCTGCCGTTCTCCCCGGCCAAGGTCGGACCGCTGTCCGGATCAGGGTCTCCGGACCGTGCCGGCGTCAAGATCGGCAGGATGGTCGCGGACGGGCTGACCTCGACGGTCAGCGACATCGCCCGTGCAGCTGACAGGGCGGCCGGCGCCGCGACGATCTCGTCCACCGCCGGTGGCACGTTCGGTGGCACGTTCGGCGGTGGTGGCGGTGGTGCCGACCCACGGGTCCTGCAGGCGCTGCGGGACCTCACCGGCGAGCGGCGTGGAGTCCGTCAGCCGATCCAGCTAGTCACCCCTGACGGGACCGTGCTGATGGAGTGGCTTATGGGCGGGTCGCTACAGCAGGCCGCCCGGGCGGGTGCCTGACGTGGCGGCCGTGACGTTCGAGCAGGGCTGGTTCCAGCTGGCCGACGACCTGACGGCAGCGATCCAGGTCGACCTGTCGGAGCTGTCCGAGGAAGCTGGCAGGAGCCCGGAGGTCCGCACCTACTCCGGCGGACGCCGACGGACGGTCAGCCGTCCTGACGATCGCAGGGCGCTCCAGCTGTCAGCGACGGTCGTCGAGCGTGAAGGTGTCGACCAGCTTCGTGCGTGGGCTTCCGCCGCGGCGCTGCTGCTGTTCCGGGAGCCTCGTGGCCGTGTGGTCATCGGGGTCCTCCAGAACTTCGAGGTCGTCGAGTACGCGGGTGCCGATGAAGGGTTCGCGTCGATCTCTCTGATGTTCGAGACGACGACGGACACGGTGGCCGTCTGATGCAGATCACCACCGCCTCGCCCCGGGACCTGCTCACCGACGTGCAGGTCCGCGACGTGGTGGCCGGCAACATCGTCGTGGACGTCGGTGCGGACCTGCTCGACGCCGACGGGACCCTGCTGGAGGACGTGTCGGCGGACGTGGTGCCGGCCGGGCAGATCGTCTACGGGGCCTATCGGACGATCCACCGGACCTGCCAGGTGCAGCTGGCTCGGGAGCTGTCGTGGGGGACGGTGCGGCTGCGGCCGTGGATGGACCTGACCGCCGGCGGCGTCACCGTCAGGACGTTCCTCGGGGTGTTCCTCCTCGACACGCCGGTGAGGCAGGTCGACGAGTCGTCCGACCCGGTCTGGCAGGCCGACGGGTACGACCTGCTCGCTGCTCTGGACTCGCCGGTCGGCGCGACCTACCAGGTCGCCGCCGGCACTGGCCTGCAGACGGCTGTCGAGGCTGCGGTCGCTGCTGCCGGGGTCGTCGCGCCGGTGGTGCTCACAGAGGTCGGTGACGCACCTGCGACCGCTGAGGGCCTCACGTGGGCGCTGCGTGACGGCGTGACGTGGCTGCGGGTCGTCAACGACCTGCTGGATCAGGCGGGCTACCGGTCGTTGCGGGCCGACGAGGCCGGCCGGTTCCGGTCCCAGCCCTACCGTCCGCCGACCTTGCGTCCGGTCGAGTGGGTGTACGACGCGACCGCCTCTGACACGACTGTGGTGCCTGACGCTGCGGTGGAGCAGGACCTGTTCGACGTGCCGAACCGGTGGGTGTTCTGGGTCGACGACCCAGAACGTGGCGAACCGACAGCCGGCACCACCCTCTACGAGGTGGTGAACCAGTCGGACGGGGTCACGTCGATCGACCAGCGCGGCCGGATCATCTCGGCCGTCCATGCGACCGAGGCCGCCGACTTCGCGTCGCTGGTGGCTGCGGGTGACGCGCAGGTTGAGCGTGCCCGGCAGTCGTCGGCGTCCGCGACCGTGACAGTCGGCCCGAACCCGCTGCACGGCCACTTCGACATCGTCCGTCTGACGTGGCCTGCTGCCGGGGTGGCCGGCCGGTGGCAGGTCGTCGGGTGGACGTTGCCGCTCGACGGGTCGGACATGACCCTCGAGCTGCGGAAGGTCGACGCATGACCGGCCCGACGCTCACGACACGGCTGCTCGCGGCAGCCCGCACGGTCGCCCGCCAGGAGGCCCGCCGGGTCGCGTCGGTCACCGACTGGGGGGTCGTCGCCGTCGTGTCGCCGCTGACGGTGCGTCGCGGTCCGGACGGTGTCCCGACCGACGTGACCCCGGTCGTCGGGCTGACGCCGGACGTTGGCGACACGGTCGGGCTGGGCCGGTACGGCGCCCGCTGGTATGCGACGACAATCCTGAAGGTGGCATGATGCCGATCACTCTCGCCGATCTTGCCGGTGTCACGACCCTGACTGGGGCGGCGCAGGTCGCGCACGACGCTGACGTGGCCGACCAAGCCGCCGCCGACCAAGCCCAGCGTGCGGCAGCCCGTGACGCCATCGCGCAGGTCATCGC